GGTCAAATACTATTTTAACATACACAGGGTCAGGCACTTATACTGCTTAATAAATACAGTAAGGAATTAATAAAATGCAAATTACAGGCGTAACAATTACAGGACAAGTAGGGGTAGTTACTCCACTACCACCACAACCATACACAATTAACTACTTGGTAGTTGCTGGGGGCGGATCTGCTTATGGATTAAATGGTCAAAGTGGTGGTGGCGGTGGTGGTGGCTTCCTTACAGGTTCTTCTGCTACAGCAGTGGGTACTACATATACTATAACCGTTGGTGCTGGCGGGACTTATGGTCTTGGTGGAAATAGTTCTATTACAGGCGGCAGTTTAACTAATGTAGAATCATATGGTGGTGGTAGTGGAGCCTATGGAAATAGTCCAATTTATGCTAATTATGGTATTCCTGGCGGATCAGGCGGTGGTGCCGGATATGGAAATCCTGGCAATTGGTCTGGTGGCGGCGGATTTCGTTACCCAGGTCCTACCCAGCAGGGCTATCCTGGTGGCTCGGGTGGTAATGGAGTAGGTAGCTCAGGTGGCGGTGGTGGCGCAGGTGGTGCTGGTAGTAATGGTGGATCCGACGGCCCACCCGGAGGCGATGGTGGACCTGGTGCAACCTGGACTTATACTGGTCCAGCAATTTATTATGCAGGTGGTGGTGGTGGAAGTAGTTATGGCGGGTCGCGAGGGCTTGGTGGACAAGGTGGTGGTGGTGCAGCCGGTGGCTCACCAACTTATTATCCAGTTAACGGAATAGCTGGTGGTCAAAATACTGGTGGTGGCGGTGGTGGTGGGTTTGATAGAGGTAGTGGTCAAGGTTCGCCAGGTGGATCTGGTATTGTTATTTTAGCAGTACCAACACCAAATTATTCAGCATCTTATACAGGATCAAACGTAGTTATATCAACTCCACCAGCAGCACCAGGGATGACAGTTTTAACCTATAACAGTTCAGGAGCTTATACAGCCTAAATAGTTGCAATTTTTCAAAACTTAGTGTATACTGCTAAGAATGTTGAACTCTATACAAGATGCGGTAAAACTCATTTTACCTTATAAACGGAAAACCAATGCCACTTCGGGTTGGATTTCGTTTAATTCTGTTTGCTGTGAACATAACGGTGAAACCAAAGATACTCGTGGTCGTGGTGGCATTATAAACAATTCGGATGGTGCGGTTAGTTACTCCTGTTTTAATTGTAATTTCAAAGCCAGTTATGTTCCTGGACGCCATTTAACCTACCGGTTTCGAAAACTACTTAGTTGGTTAGGTGCAGACGAGGGCACTATTAAACGCTTAGTCATTGATGCTATCCGTATCCGTGAATTAGTCGCCCCGGAAGTAATTGTAGAAGCCGAAGAAGCCGACCCGATTAAGTTTAAAGCTCGTTCATTACCAGAAGAAGCACTCACATTCCACGAGCTTAATACATTCTATGAATTAAATGACAATGTTAGTGTACCTAGTGATTGGCACAACGCTGTGGTATATTCTGCAGGCCGTAATGTAGATCTTAACAAATATCAGTTATTATGGACTTCAGAAACACAGTATAATTTAAACAAGCGAGTAATCATTCCATTTACCTGGCGAAATGAAATAATTGGATATACTGCCAGAGCCTTTAATGACACAACTAAACCCAAATATCATAGCAGTTATGAACCTAACTATGTATTCAATGTAGATACACAACAAGCAGATTGGCGTTTTGTTATAGTTAGCGAAGGCCCGTTTGATGCCATGGCCATAGATGGTGTGGCAGTATTAAGTAATGAATGTAGTGAAATACAAGCAGATATAATTGACAGTTTAGCTCGCGAAGTTATTGTAGTTCCAGATGCAGATAAGGCAGGCGCAAAGTTAATTGCCCAAGCTGTTGAATATGAGTGGAGTGTTTCCTTTCCGGATTGGTTACGTACACACAAAGATATCAGTGCGGCAGTAGCAGAGTTTGGCAAATTGTTTGTTATGAAAACTATCATTGAATCCAAGCAATCGAACAAATTAAAAATTGAATTACACAAAAGAAAACTATATAATTAAACCATGGCCACAGAATACACACCAGAATTACAAAAATTATTTCTTGAAATGATGATGCAGGACGCACAGAGTTATACAAGAATCTCAAATATCTATAATCCAGAAAACTTTGATCGTAGTCTACGTGAAACAGCTAAGTTTATACAAAGCCACTCTGCCGAATATAAAACACTTCCTACGTATGAACAAATTCGAGCAGTAACGGGCGTAGAGCTCAGACCAATTCCTGATGCCATAGATGGCCACCAAGAGTGGTTTATGAATGAGTTTGAAGGCTTTAGTCGCAAGGAAGAACTATCACGTGCTATCCTTAAAGCCGCAGACTTACTTGAAGAAGGCGACTACGATCCTGTAGAAAAACTAATCAAAGACGCAGTACAGATTAGCTTAACCAAAGATATGGGTACAGATTACTTCAATGATCCGAGAGCACGTATTGACAAATACTTTAATTCTGGCGGACAAGTAAGCACAGGCTGGCCCACTATGGATAAAATATTATACGGTGGTATGAGCCGCGGCGAACTTAATATATTTGCCGGTGGCTCGGGATCAGGTAAAAGTCTTGTTATGATGAACATAGCACTGAGTTGGTTACAGGCAGGACTGTCTGGTGTATATGTTACACTAGAACTATCTGAAGAACTATGTAGTTTGCGTACAGATGCTATGCTTACAGGTATGGGCACTAAAGAAATTCGCAAGGATATCGGCACCACAGAACTTAAAGTTAAGATGGTATCCAAGAAATCTGGACAATATCGCGTTAAGCAATTCCCGGCACAAAGCAACATCAATGATATTCGTAGCTACTTAAAAGAAGTACAAATACAAACAGGTATTCGAGTTGACTTTGTTATGGTTGATTACTTGGACCTGCTAATGCCGGTATCAGTTAAAGTTAATCCCAATGATCAGTTTATCAAAGACAAGTATGTAGCAGAGGAATTGCGTAACTTATCGCAAGAGTTAAACGTATTAATGGTAACAGCAAGTCAGTTAAATCGTAGTGCAGTAGAAGAAATTGAATTTGACCATAGCCATATTGCCGGTGGTATTAGTAAGATTAATACAGCGGATAACGTGTTTGGTATCTTTACAAGTCGTGCTATGAAAGAGCGTGGACGTTATCAAATCCAGTGTATGAAGTCACGTAGTAGTACAGGTGTTGGTATGAAAATTGACTTAGAATACAACATTGAAACTATGCGTATTACTGACCCCGGAGAAGAAGGGCAAGAAAGTAATTCTGGTGGATATAAACCGGCTACTAATATCCTAAATCAAATTAAGACAACTACCACAGTAAATGCTGTGCCACAGGCAAAAGACGGATTTGATTTAGCACGTGATACTATGCCACCGCCGGGTTCTAGCGTAGAAAGCACTAAATTAAAGCAAATGTTGGCAAGTTTGAAATCACAACAAGATTAAAAACTCTATAAATATAACATAAACTGGAGCCCATCTTGCAAAAGCGAGCCCGTAGCATTTTAGACGAATTAGACACTTTGCTAGTACACAAAGATCGTGAGAATCTTGTGGAAAGTCGTGCCTCCAACGTAATCGCCGGAGCCATTAATCTAATCAATTATATTCGTGAGAACTACGACGCCGAGCAAGCCGCAGAATTAGAGCGTCGTTTGATCAACTCAATCCGCACACAGGAGCCAGAAAAATTTAAGCGTGGTGTACGGAGAATGAAAAGTGAAGATTAACGATATTATTGTAGAAGGTCTTGCAGATCTTGCTGCCAGTGCTGGTATAAAGAAACTACAAAAACAACAAGCCCAACAAAAGGCCCAACAGCAAGCAGTTGGTCAATTTAAATCTAATCCAGCCAGGTCAGCTAATGGTACACCTCAGGCCAACGCAACACCGGCAAGCCAAATAATCCAACAAATCGTTGTACAACATGAAAAACCATTGATTGTTAAAATCGGCAGAGGCAAGCCTATTGCTAAACAGCCAGATGGAAAATGGACATACTATCCAGGTAAGACTGCGGTAGACCCAGTTACTAATCAAATTTTAAATCAATGGGCCCAAAAACAATTATCAAATCTAAATCTTGGCCCAATTGAACCTTAACATGTATCTATATGAAGGCGGTAACGTATTTGACAATACTAGCGACGTAGCAAAAGAAAATGTTGCCACGGTAGTAGACACGATCAAAAGAGAATTACCTTCAGCATTACAAAAGAAAGTTATCGCCGACATCGGCTCAGCTGGTTATAAAGTTGAATCCGGTGATATAGATTTGTTTTTAGATGAAAAAGCCACAGTTAAAAACTTTGGTGTCGAAGATGCAGTACAAGCAAAACGAGCTCTAGCACAGTATTTCCAAGCAAAGGGTTATCAAGTTGCCATTAAAGGTCGCAACGTTCACGTTGATGTTCCTTATAAACTAGCAGATGGTAAGCAGTTATTTGCACAGGTAGATTTAATGATCATACCTAATGCAAAATCAGTAGCAGACTGGCATCAACATGGACCGCGTGGCAGTTATGATGATCCAAAATTTAAAGCGGCACAGTTGTACATTTTATTAAACAGTATTGGTAAGTTCTTAGGCGTTAAAGTA